TTAAATTCTTCTCTTGCAAATGCAGAAGCGTAAAAATCGATCATCAAACCAAAGGACAAAGTGGAGAAATCGCAAGTGTAACAATCGAAGGTTTGATAATGAATAGAATATATGATAGCAAAGTGAAAGAAGAAAAAGAAGCTACAACAGAAGGAGATTTAACCTGGCTTGATACGATAGAATCATTACCAATAGAGAATTAATTTTGTCTATTAGTGTTAAAAAAAATAACAAAGTTATATAAAGAGAGGTGTTAATGCCTCTCTTTATTTTTCTTTAATTTTATATCTAAAAACATTTAGAAAGGGTGAAATTTATGAATATGCTTTCAAATTTTTTCTCAAAGTTAGCTTCAAGTGATAAATCAGATAAAAACGCTGCAACTCTTTCTTTGCCACAAAGAAAAGAGCTTTACGGAATTAAAATAGAAAAGTTACCAATTGGGCGATATATAGAAGCAATCGAATCTTTCGAGAACCTTCCGCAAATTCTTATTAAAGAAGTATTTCCAGATTCGACACCTGACGAAGTTTTACAAAAACTAAAAAGAATGAATGAAGATATGTTGATTGAAATTGCTGGAAATATGTTTAAAACAATTCCAGAACAGCTTTTAAAATTCATTTCTAAGCTTTTGAAATGTGATTATGACTATCTCTATAACAACATAACTCCAAGCCAATTGCTGGAAGTATTAACAGAATTGTGGAAGATGAATGATGTTTCAAATTTTATCAATGCATTGAAGAAGGCGGTGATGTAACCAACACAGTTGCTTTAGATGAAAAGGAACGTGAAAGAAATCGAGTTTTTTGGGTTCAGGATTTGATTGCTTTAGCTTCTGAAATTGGAATCAGCAAAAAAGAGTTATTTGAAGATTTTTACTTTGACGAGTTCATGATTTTGATTAAGCGCAAAGCAGAGCTAAAGAAAAAGCATCAAGAACCGCAAGTTGAGGAAGTGTGTTGGGATCAGATGTAACGGTTGTGTAACAAGGGGGTGAAAGCATGGCAAGAAAAACAGCAACTTTAGGTGAGTTAGCTATAGCAATCGCATTGAAAACGCAAGCATTAGAGCAAGGATTGAAGGAAGTAGAGAAAAAATTAAAAGATCATAACAAGAATGTTCAAAAAACAGGTCAAGATTATGATAAACTCGCAATTGTCGCAGGTTTAGCCTTTTGGAAAATATCAAGTGCAATCAAGGCAGGAGCAGATGCATACAATCAGTTCAACAACGCAATGATTGGGCTTAGAAGCATAGTTCAAGGAACAGGAAATGACTTTGCACAAGCACAGCAGTTCATAGAAGAATTTACAAAAGATGGTTTAGTTCCTGCGGGCAATGCAGCTCAAGCATTAAAAAATCTTCTGGCGAGAGGCTTTGGATTTGAGCAGGCAGTTGATATTATGAATCGTTTCAAAGATGCAGCAGCCTTTGGAAGACAAGGTGCTTTGAGTATGGGCGAAGCTATTCAAGGAGCAGCAGAAGGTCTCAAAAACTCTAATTCAACTATGATTGATAATGTTGGTGTTACAGAAAACCTTTCTAAAATGTGGGAGAGATATGCAGAATCTATTGGAAAAACGGTTGGAACACTTACAGAAGCGGAAAAAGCACAAGCTGAATATCTGGGCATCATGGAAGCAACAAAACATCAAATTGGTGACGCAGCTAGATATGCAAATGAATTCGCAGGTTCGCAAGCTAGAGCAAGTGCTGAAGCTTTAAAACTAAAACAAAGCTTTGGATCTGCATTAGTTCCGGCATTAGATGAATTATTAAAGACTCTAACACCAATTATTTCAGCACTATCAAAGTTTGTGAGCGACAATCCTCAATTAGTTGCAGCAGTTACACTAGCGGCAACATCTTTTTTGGGTGTAGTTACAGCAATAACCGCTGTTGGAGCAGCAGTAAATATGTTAAAACCTGCTTTAGCAGCTTTAGGAACCTCATTTAGTGCATTGCTAACAAATCCTGTTGTTTTAGCACTTACAGCACTAGCTGGTGCTGTAGCATTAACAGCTTATAATATTAATCAAGCTAGAAAAGAACAAGAACAATATAATCAAGCAGTTGAAAGATTTGCAAAGATAAAAGCAGGAGGCATTTCTAGACAAGAAATTCCGCAATTAAAAGAAGAAGCACAACAATTAAAAGAAGTTATTGATGAATATGAAATTCTTACTTCAAAGACTGAAACACTCCAGAAAGCTAATGAAGGCTTAACACCATCATATATGGCACTTGAACAGGCTCAATATGAAACAGGAATTTCAGCAGAAAAACTTAATGAAGCATTCCGTAAACTTGGACTAGATATAGATGTTTACAAAGGGAATATTGATGAAGCAAAAAGACAGCTTGAAATGATGAATGAAGCAATCTTTGAAGCAGAGAGGGTTACAGCAGACGAATACAATACGCAGTTAAAGAATTTAGCTTTAAAACGTAAAAGCGTTGAAGAAACAAAGCAGTTAATTCAAGTTTACAAAACTGCTCAAAAGGGTAGTACGGAATGGTTAAATGCTCAAAAGGAACTCGCTGAAATATTTCCGCAATTTTCTACAGCAGCGGGAATTCAAATAGATGCAATCGAAAAAGTCACAAAAGCGCAGGAAGAAGCAACTAAAGCCGAATGGACAATGTTACAAGCAAAAATAAAAATGACAATGATGGATATTCAGCGAATTAAGTCACAGAAAGAAGCTTCAATAAGTCAATACGAAGAAGAACAAAAAGTAATGAAAAACATTAATGACAATATGAAAAGTGTTTTTGGCTTAGGAACGCCTTTTGAGCAATTTATTGGAAAAGAAGACGATGGAATTAATAATTTAAGGGATTCGATTAATGAATTAAACAAAGAATATAATGCGTTAGAAGAATTTTTGAAAATTGATTGGCATGATGTTGCTGGGGTTACACCAATAAGTTTCGAAAAGACTATATCATCCTCTGCAAATTCGGCTTATCAGCAAGCATTAAGACTCTTCGAACATAGAAAACATTTGAATCAATTGACACTTGAAGATCAAATAAAAGTATTAGAAGAAATCAAATCTAAACACGCAAAGACATCAGACGAAATAATGGATATTGAAGAAAGAATCTATGATTCAAGACAAGCTTTGAGGGAAGAAAACTTAAGAAAAGAGGAAGAAGCGTTAAAACAATATAAAGAATTGTTTAAAAAGCAAGAAGAAGCTTTAGACGATAGAACATCTGTTTCTTTCAGGTGGATTGACAGGCAAAAATTATATGAAAAACTTGATGTAGATCAAGAAATTGCAGCATACGAAAGAATAATCAAATATCACAAAGAATACCTTGACAAAGTTATGGCAGATGAGAAAATCAGTCAAGAAGAAAAACAACGAATTTGGCTTGAAGAAACTATGTTCATTCAAGACCAGCAAGACAAAATCTATCAAATTCGCAAGAAATACTTAGATGATGAAGTTGAAGCTTACTATGAAGCGCAACAAGAGAAAATTGAAGCTGAATACGAAGCGGAAGAAGAAAGGCTTAGAAAGCAATTAGATGAGATAGACAGAGAATATCGTGAAGCGGAAGAAGAAAAGAAAGCAAAAGAGTTATCTGAAAAACTTAAAAAGCTGAAGGAAGAGGAGCAAAAATATCTTTACGCGCAAACGAGAGAAGGAAGAGAAAAACTACTTTCGATACAAGAAGAAATTGCAGATACTCAAGAAGAAATAGAAGAAATGAGAATCGAAAAAGAAAAGCAAATGCGTAAAGATGAAATTCAACAGCAAATTGAAGACTTAAAATCAAGATATAAAAGTCAAAAAGAAGAACTAGAAAAGCAAAGAGAAGAAATGTTGTCTCAAACATCAAAATTTGCTCAAGATATTGCGAAAGAACAAGAAAATGCAAGCAAATCAATGGCTGATACAGTGAGTACAATGTTTCAAAATTGGCAACGTCAAAATGAATCTTTCTTTGAAACAAGTCTTAGAAAACTTCAAGAATTTGTAACTAAATATAGAAATCTCATGTCTCAAATCAGTTTTGGCGGTACATCTGCAGTTGCCGGAATAGCAGGAAATTCAAATGTTGTTGTAAATGTATCAGATAACGGAGATAAGTACATTTATAACAAAGATGAAGCAATTGACTATACTAAAGAATTATTTGATATGGCAAAAAACACAATGAGGGGAGGGTAATATATGCTAGGATTGACTTTTGACGGACTTCACAGTTATGAAGACTTTGGACTAATCATGACTTCGAAAAATCGTCCTATTTTGCCAGAACCTAAAATAATTTCAGAAGATATTGCTACGATTGACGGAACGTGGGATTTTTCTGATTTCAATCCTTATAATAGAACGCTATACAAGCCTAAAGTTGATGAAATTGAATTCACGATAAAAGAAAGAAATCCTGTTTTATTAAGACAGAAAGCACGAGAAATAGCAATGTGGCTCAGTGCAAGTGAAAAACAACTCATATATGATGATGAACCGGGTGTGTATTACCTTGCCCGAGTACAGAACAAATTAGATTTAGAATATGAAATTAGAAGTATAAAACGGTTTACAGTCCAATTCAGATGTAGACCGTTTTCTTATTCTATTGAAGAAGTTACGCAGTCTATTGAAGCTTCAGCAACAAGCTATATGCTAATTTTCAACGACGGCAGACCAGTTAGCCCAATAATAACAATTGAGGGTTCCTCAGGGCCATTGTCTATCTCATGTGGATCTAAAACAATGATTTACGATGATATTTTAGCAGATGATACCTTGGTAATTGACTGTGAAAGAGGCCATGCTTCAATCGATACAAGCAATATGACTTCTAAGTTAAAGGGCAATAAGATTGAATTCGAGCATGGCAATAACGTTCTTGAAATATCAGGAGATGGCCTTGATGTAACTATAACCTGCACATTCAGGCCAAGGTACTAGGAGGTGAGGTGGTGTTTTTTGAAGGAAATGGAACAATAGACAATCCGTATTTAATAGCAAGCGCTTCGGATTTCTTCAATATTAGAAATTTCTCCGATGCTCATTTTAAGCAGGTTGCTGATATTAACATGGCCAATATAACATGGGCAGATTATCCTGGGGATTGGAGTTTCAGAGGTAGTTATGATGGTAATGGTTTTAAGATAAAAAACTTTAAGTTTGGAACTGCAAATAGTACTCAATATGGGCTTTTTGGAAGGACTCAACAAATTGCAGGGGCAGACCGGGTAAAAATTAAGAACGTCACTGTTGTTGATTCAAAACTAGAGAGAAGTGCGTCAATAAATAATGGTACAAATATAGGTTTTTTGGCTGCTACTGCTGAATACACAGACTTTGAGAATTGCAGCATTTACAGATGTAAAGTTGATTTTAAGCTCTCAAAAATATACAGAATAAGCGCTGCAGGAGGCATTTGCGGATCGGCGCATAACTGCAATATTATAGATTGTATATCCGATGTGGACATGGACATACAGTATGCTGACTATGTGGGTGGAATATGCGGAAGAATATATGGGTCTACAACAGCATCAATTACGAGGTGTAGAACATCTGGAAAACTTGAAGGAGACCTCAATAATGTTGGTGGAATATCTGGCGATATGACAAGAACAAACATTTATAGATGCACAACAAACATGACAATAAAAGGGTCTGGTGTAAGAGCAGGAGGAATGACAGGCTGGCTTCTAAGCGGAGGGATAAGCGAATCTTATTCAAATGCAATAATCGATGGAAAATATAGAGATGTCAGCCCATTTATTGGGAATTTCACAACTGGAATGGTAACGGATTGCTATTGCAATGGTGTTCTGACTGCATATGGAGAAGACATAGCAGGCGCGAATGTTGGAGGAATAGTAGGGGCATATTCGGCTTCTGGAACTGGAGCTACAAGTATCATAAACTGTTATAGTACTTGTGATTTGATCGTAGGTTTACATGCAGAAGGCGCAGTTATAAACATTGGAGGAATTGTTGGTAGCAACTTTGCTACAAGCGGTGCTTCTATTAAGCAATGTTTCGCTCTCATGAGAAGAATCTCAACATATGAACATCAAGATTCGAACGTTGGACGAATATGGGGATATAAAGAATACGAAACTTCTAGTGTTCACACTAACTTTGCGCTCAACATAATGACATATATGGGCGGTGATTTCCCCGAAGCAAATAAAATCCACAATGGCAAAGATGGAGCCGACATAACACTTGAGCAGGCACAAACTAAGGAAACATACACAACACAAAATTGGAACTTCGTTGATATTTGGGGCATAAAAGAAGGTTATAACAATGGCCTTCCGTTCTTGAGAGCCTTTGGAGAAAAAGAAGAAAACGAAATGACAGATGAACCATATCCGGTAGTATATAATGAAGATGAAGAAGATTTCAGCGGTTTTGGGTTAACGATTCTTGAAAATGCCTATAATGTTAAGATTAGAAAAGTAATAAACGGTGAATATACACTATCTCTTACATTACCAAGAAGCGATCCAAAATGGGAATATATTAAA